CCATATTATTTATTTCCTACACTAGCTATGGCAAATAACACATCTTCTATCTCCGGCGTGTCGTTTGCGTTTACCGTCAATCCAATTCGTAGCTGGGGATTGATTGTATCCGGTGTACTTGGTGACTTGAGTTTTACTACTTTCCGCACCGTACCGTCCAGCACATCCATGTTGGTGTAGGCAGTATCATAGTCTTTATTGATTCCAATAGTAATACCAGTGCTTGCAGGGAGCTTGTGATACGGCACGATTACGTCTGACACGGTCTTAGCTTGGTGACGGTTCATGGCTTGTGTTAAGGTCAGTGTCTCAAAGTACGCCGAAGCGTATTTATTACTCCAGTCAATTTTAGCAATTCCTGTATCAGTACCGTCAGTCCACGCTACGTACAGGTCGTTACCTTCTGTAAGGATTGCACCAATCTCTACCCCTGCAAATTGACCACTTGGCATTGGGAAGTCTAGTGATAGTGACTTGGCGTAGTTTGAGTTGTATGAGCCGTACCCGTAGATACCTTGCAGTACTGGGTTACCAGACAAATTGGATATTCCTACTAGCGGTGTGCCTCTAAAGTACCCAATCGCGTTACCGTTTATTTTTATTGTGTCTTGATTTTCTATTTCCGGAATAGTGACAAAGTCTTCACATTTAGCTCCGTTGTAGTAGTAGACAGAACCTCGATTACCTGCCACTGGATACACAAAGTTATCATCAAGAATAAATGCAAGTATCCCGCCTTTTTCATAAATAATATCCTCTGCACTGGTTGTCTCTGATATACCATCCCACCGCAACACTCGACCATTACTAATGTTATTAGTTCCGACTAAAACATCAAGGTCAAATGGAGCTAGTGCTGTAACCACTTCATCATTTTGTACGTTAAAGTTTGTCTGTGCAGTAAACGACCCTCTAAAGTCTACTTGCGCTACAACTTTACCATCTCCAATGTATAAAGATGAGTTTTGTTTTACCATTGGATGATGCGTGCTGTTACCATTAACAAACGTGCCAGCTGGTACGATGTTTTCTTCTATATTAGCAATGTTACTAGTTTTAACTTTAAAGAAGTAATCTTTTGTGGCGAAGTATACATGGTCTTCTGGTTCGGCTGTGGCTGGACTTAATACGTTCTTAAACACATCTGTCCCTAGCCCAACGTGCTCTTCTGCACCCAATACAACGCCAGTCTGTGCTTCTGTACTCATTTCTAGCTCGTAGAGCACGTATGGACCGCCACTTGAAGTACTAATAGAGCCGTTTAGGTTTGCAGTAACCGAAGTAGTGGAAATAAACATTTTATTCCCTCCAGGGTATATTCCATAGGGTGCAACGGTTTGCAGATAAATAGACTCGACGTTTTGGTCAAAAACAGAACTGCGGTATTGCCAGCTTTTGCTATAGCTTATTGTCGATAGGTCATAAGCTGTAGATAAATCGTATTGGTAAAACCTATTTCTATTACCAGCTACTGGGTACCCATATGCAATAATTTTAGTTCCGTCTGGGGAAAAAGAAATTGGCTGGTTTCCAGCAAAAAAGTTTACTTCTGTACCAAATGAAAATGATACTGAGTCATATGTTGCGGTTGAAATATCAAATGCCGTACTTAGTGTGTACTGGTATAAAGTCGGTGTGCCGTACTGGTCATCCCCAATATATAGTTTAGTTCCGTCAGTGTTTAACTGCATGTACCAGATAGATGTAGTTTCTGCTGGTGTAAACGACTTTGAATCGTATGATGAGCTTGAAATGTCTATGTTAGAACCAGTGGAGTACTGATATATCACTGTAGCAGATGATACATACCACTTCGTACCAGCACTATTCATGCAATATGCCCTAGAATCATCTGTCTGGGCAGAGTGGTTATATAACTCGTCGTATGCAAAGTCGCTTAAGTTATATCCACCATCTGTATCAATGTACCCGTAGATAAATTCATCCCCTGTTCTACCTAAATGAAATTTAGTATTTCCAAAACCAGCGTCTCTTATTCCTAAAAAAACAGTTGAACGCACAGAATTTGCAGTTACATCTAAAGACTGGTCGGTAAACGCCATTGTTCGAACATCCCATTCACTAATATTAAAGTCAGTCAAAAGCGTGTAGGTTCCTGCAACTTCACGCCATACTTTCCCACTTTCACTCGAAAACCATAACTTTGAGCCGTCTGATACTTTTACTGAAACTTTACACAGCTCATCTACGACTGTACCTGAATCTTTAGTAAGCCGCTGGTGCGCTTTTAAGACCCCTGGCTTGCTTCGACTGTCTATTCCAACACTTTTGGACACAGAACCCCGCTGACCGCTAAATATGCTGTCTGAGAGTCCTCTGTATCCGCCACTGAATAGACTTTTCATGTTAGTAGAGTGGGTAGTTACCTGAATAATCGTTTAGTAAGCCATTGGCTGTGTTGTTACGTGCCAAGCTAAGTGTATGCTCGATGTCGTGTCGCTCTTGGTAGGTGACTGCTAGGGCGTTGAGAAGTCCTGACCCCTCAATTCCTCGGCGGGGTTCGACTCCAATACGCACCTCTACCTTGCGAGCTTGTTCGTCTGGTCCGTTTATCTCTAGGTAGTCTAATGCGGGCATTAAAGCTGCCAACTCTTCAAAGATAGGGTCAAAACCTACTACTGCATCCTCATCTCCGGCTTCTGGCGTAAAGGCTACCGGACCTTCTTGGTATTGTACTTCTACGCCGTTAGATGCTGCGTAGCTAGAAAAGCCAACAATATATAAATTGCCTCCTAGTAGGTAATAATGGTCTAACATTCCACTAACCATCTCATCATCAGTAACCACGTCACGACTTTTAAACGTCAGTGTCTTCCAAGATGTGCCGTCAGACTCTTTGATTCTTATTCGTGAGATTTTGCGCCACGGGGTAGAGATAGCGATGATGTTTTCGCCAATAGTTAAATCGTTTGTAGTATCCAGTAGGTTACTAGTGGAGTTTGTATCCTGTGACTTCCAGCTCTTGTCATGCCGTTGTGCTACCGCAGTCAGTCGATTAACTGCCATATTTAGCGACTGAATAAAGTCTGCGTAGGTAAAGTTATTAGAATCAGCCCGCGCCCACCGCAAAGACAGGTGATACAGGCTGTTGTATTGATTTGTATCATCTTTTAATTGCATGGTGTGTATTGTTTATGGACAAGGGAGAAAAGACAGTATCTGCTCTCCCCCACCCATAAGGGTGAGATAACTTGGTTAGTAGTCAGATGCGTCTACAAAAGTAGTCACAGTCATGTACTTACCGTCAGTAAATGTCTTTGCATTGTGCATAGTCACTCCTGATAGTCGGGTGAAGTGAGCCTCGCCAGTCATTGGCTTTGGTCGACTCATTTCGATACCTTCATCTAGCTGTAGGGCAAGGTCAGTTGCGCCAACGGCTGTGAAGAACATCTTTGTAACTTCTGCACTCCAGGTGTTACCAGCGGCAGTAAAGGTTTCATTTGTTCCTACGTCACCGAATCCAGTGAAGAGTAGGTTTGCTGAACTTTCTGTTACTCCGATTCGTCGGTTTCGTCGTAGGTACATCCGTTGAGTGATGTCTGGGTTGCTGTATTGTGTTCCCACAGTTCCAGTTCCAGTGAAGTACGCAATCGTGTTAGCTCGTGAAGCCGCTACGTTTGCTCCGATTAGGATTTCGTTTGCTGCTCCAGTTAGAGAAGTTTTGTACGTTGCAGTTACTCCAGCTACAGTCACAGTATCATCGTTAGACGGTGCTGTTGCCATTGCTAGGGTTGCACTCCAAGGCAGGTTGTTACTCTTGACAAGCATTGAGTCCATCAGCGACCGAGCTGGATAACCTCCTAGGTACGTTTGGTCTCCTAGTACAGTTGCTCGGTTAGCTGTAGCTTTTTCGATTGCTCGGTACGCTCGTGGTCCCATAAGGATGACACGTTGGATTTCGTCAATGTCTGCTACGTCTACTAGCCCTAAACCATCTTCTACAGTGTCAAGGATAGTTGAACCTGAAAAGTCGATTGGTGCTGAGGTTGAACCAAGAGTTTGTACACTCTCGATTTTACCTACCCATCGCTTTTCAACTGAGTCTTTCATGGCTTGTCCAAGGTCGTCACCATAACGTGCTACGAGGTCTTGGTCTTTAAGCTGTGACTTTTCAGTATCGTCGATGTTGATGTGGATTGATTCCGCATCGGTTGCTCGGTCTACGGTCAACTCTTCGTTAGCTGTCTCAATGTTTTGAGATACTGATGTAGCGGTGAGCGGGGAATAAGATTGCATCTGAGCGAATCCGATGATTGGCCGGTGATACTTACGTCCACCCTGGACCTTTAGTGCGTCTCCTGGTTCACGGTTGGCAAGTGCCATAGCCATGTTTTTGACGAAGAATTTACGCTGTGCTCGAGCATAAATTTGCTTCACCATGTCGTTGTCGATAGACATAAAATGTTTTTACGTTATGGACTTAGTTGTACTTAGTTCTTAGCCCATTCATCGTAGGCTTTTTGCCCCTCTGGGGTAGCCATGTATGCAGCATCAGTAAACTGATCTGGCATCTCTCCTGAATTGCCTTTAGAACTTTTAGCACTTCCGCCTCCGTTTTTTGCGGCTTCTGAAATGCGTTTTCCGTCAGTTTCTTTTTCAATCAAGTACTGAATGTAAGAATCTTTGGTAGCGGCACGAACGGTAGTTTCGTTAAGTTTAGCAACTTTCCTGAGTTCTGCCTTGAGTTCATCAGAATACTCTGACTCTTCAAGATATTCCTCATCGAATTGCGCCTTTACGGTCTGTTCCGTTTGCTTGCGGATAGAATCAGCGTCGAATTCAGTCTTTGACTGCTCT